CGACATGATGTCGCGCTTCCGGTCCGCCACGGCGTCCTTGTACGCCTGCTGCAGGTCTGCCACATCAGCCTTCAGCTGGTCGTTGATCTGCTTGGTGTCCTCGGCGTAGTTTTTGTCGAGGTCCTCCAGCGCGTCATACCAGGCTTGTTTAGCCTCGTAGTACTTCCGGTCGGCGTCGATGCGCTCCTGGGTGCCGGTCTTAAATGCTTTCCTGGCCTGCTCCCAGTACTGCCACTCGGCCTTCATGGAGACTTTATTCGCGTTGTAGACCTTATACGCGGCCAGCGCGCTGTCCTGAGACGATGCCGCCGCGGCCCGCTGGCTCTTTACCTCCTCGGCCTGCTGGGCCTTGAGGTCTTTGATCTGCAGCGTGGCATCGATCCACGCCTGCGTGCCTTTCTTGAGCCGCTTCCGGACGCCGGTCCAATAGGCGATCTCTTTCTGCGTCGACCAGTCGGACAGCTTGCTCCAGTTGCTGTAGTACTTATCCGCGGCGCTGTAGACGTCGCCGTAGTAATCTGCGACCGACTTCTTGACCTTCTTGGCGTTCTTCCCGGTGCCCTTGGTTTCAAACCAGCTGACGCCGAAATTGCTGGTGATCTTCTTTGCCGTGGCCGCGGAGAGCCCCTGCGTCCGCAGGAGAGCCCGTTCGATGTTTTTTGACGCGGTCTTATAGGCGTCGGTACCTTTCTTGGTATGTTTCTGGACCTGCTGCCAATAGTACAACGTGTCCTGCAGGCTCACCTTGTGGCTCTTTTTGTACTTGGCCAGCCACTTGGTCGCCTTGGACAGCACGGTCGCGGACATCTTGTCCGCTTCCTTGCTGGCCAAAGATGCCTTATCTTTGATACCAAACGCCATGCCTCGGGCGATCTGGTGGCCGACCTGCTTCCTAAATGCTTTGGACGGCGACTGGATCTCCAGCTTGGCCTTGGCCGCTGCCAGTGCGCTCGACGCCATGCTCGCCGCTGCCGAGATGGCAGCCGATGCGCCGGAGCTGATGCCGGACGCGACGCCCGCGGCGATGTTGTAGCCGATGCTCCAGGCCGAGCCTGTGTAGGCCGATGCACCCGATACCGCGGCGCTGCCGAGTCCGTATCCTGCGGCCATCGCGGCGCCTGCGCCGGATGCGACGCCGCTCGCAAAGCTCTGCCCGGCCGCCGTGCCGTGCGCCTGCAGGTTGGCTTCCGCGGTGCTGACGCCCTGCGTCGCCGCCTGGCTTAAACTCTCACCGGCCGCGGACGCGTCGCCGGTCGCTCCGGAGATCCCGGACACGTAGGACTGGCCTGCCGACGTGCCGGTCTCGCTGATGCCCTCACCGGCAGTGGCTAATCCCTCGTTGACCGCCGTGCCCATGCCCTCAGCCGCGGCCCCGGCGTCTGCCTGGCCGCTTTCTAACGACTCGACCATACCGGACGCGGCGCCCTCGCCTGCCGTCTGGCCGGTCTCCTGGGCGTCGGATTCCATCTCCGCCAGGTCAGCGATCAGCTGCTGGTACGCGGCGATCGCGGCAGGGTTGCCTGCCTCGATACCGGCTTTCAGCTCGTCGGGAACGTCAAGGCCTGCCGCCTCGGCCAGCTTGACGACCTCGGAGATCTGGCCGTCGATCGCGCCGGCGATCTGAGCCATCGCCACCGCCGGCGTCGTGGATCCGCTCGCGATGCCCTCGGCAAAGCCCTTGGGCAGTGCGACGCCCATCCGCTGCGCCATGGCGACAAGGCTGTTGATCTGTTTGCTTACGTCAGGCGACCAGCCCTCGAGCGACGCGGCGTCCGTGATCGTCTGGATCGCTTCCTCGTACTCCTCGGCAGAGCTGCCCAGGGCGTTGGCCGCGAGCGTCAGGCTCGTCTCGTTGAGGGCCTGGGCGCGGGCCGTCTGCTCCGACAGGTCCATCGCCTCGCCCCACTGCTCGGACAGCTGGGCCAGCTTTGGCACCTCACCCTCCGCAGTGCTCTCGACATCCGCGACCATCGCCTCGACTGCCGAGGCGTAGGCGGGGCCCTGTTCGAGGATATGCTGATAAAATTCCGGAGAGATCGTGCCTTTTTCGACCTCAGCCCACAGCGTGGCCATGTTGTCGCGCCAGCCGGCGAGCATCGCCATCTGGCCCTCGACGTTGGAGATCATCTCATCGACCGACGTGCTCTCCTCGGGCGGCTCAAACGGCTTGAGGATGTCGATCTGGCTCTCCATGTCCTGTTTGATCCGGTCATAGAAGCCCTCGTAGGCTTCCTTGACCGCGGCGATCGCTTCCTTCTGCGCCTCGGCGCTTGCCTTCGCGGCTTCTGCCAGATCCTCGTCGGACTGTTTGAGATCGCTGTAGGTCCTGGCCAGCGCTTTGGCGGTCTCGGCCTGCTCTTCCTGCGACTTAGAGACGTCGGCGGAGGTGTCAGCGACTTCTGACTGCTTATTGCCGAGCAGCCCGTACTCCTCAGTCAGGTTTTCCAGCGCTGCGTTGGTCTCGTCAATATTCTTCTGGGCTGCCTCCATGCCGGCGTTGGCGTCTTCCTGGGCCGCGGTCGCCTTATCGAGAGCGACCTCGGCGTCGAGGACCTCGCTGTAATAATCACCAAAACCGCCGGTCAGGTAGTCGGTAGTCTCCTGGTTTTTCTCTTCGGCAGCGGTCAGGTCATCCGTGGCCTGCTTGACCGCGGCGTCCGCCTTGGCTTTGGCCACCATGGCCTCGGCCAGCGCGTCGTAGCTGTCCTTCTGGGCCGCGAGGATCGCTTCCTGCATGACCAGTGCCTCGGTGTTATCGAACATTTCGATCAACTGGTCGTTGGTCAGACTGATCGCGCCGGTCGTCTCATCAAAGTGCGCGCGCAGGTCCGGCATGACATCGGAGAGCGCGTCCACTGCATTTCTGGCCTGGTAGATCTGGTACTCGTCGAGGGTGCCGCCCTCCATCGTGATTCCGTTGAGCTCCAGCAGGACGGACTTGTATGCCTCAAGGTCTGCGACCTTGGACTTGCCCTCGGACATATGCTCATCAGCGGATCCCAGGAGCTCCTGAACGTGCTTGTTGCTTTTCTCGATGTCCTCGACAAATGTCTCGAGCTCCGTTTTCTGCGGCGTCAGGGCGTCCGTGATACCGCGGATCACGCCCGTGGCCGTCTGCACAAGGCTGCGCAGCGGGCCCTGGACATACGAATAGAGCCTGTCGCCCAGGCCCTCCAGCGCGGAGTTGAGGCCCTTCACGTCACCCTGCAGGTTGTCGGTCATCGTGATCCGCATGTCTTCAGCTGATCCGGAGGCCGTCTCCAGCTGTTTGGCGTAATTGGAAAAAGCGGATTCGCCGTCCTCCGCCTCACCGGCGAGGCCGGCCATGATCACCTGCAGGTCAGCATAATGGCTCTGGCCTGCGATCGCTTTGGCCATGCTGGCCTGCTGCTCCTGCGTCAGGGTCGACCAGACCCCGGACATCCCGCCGAGGATATCCGACAAACTCGCCATGTTGCCCTCGGAGTCGTAGATGCTGACGCCGTACTCTTCCAGGGCGCTGGCGCAGCCCTTGGTATCGGTGGCGAGCCTCGTCATGATCGCGTTGAGCGCGGTACCGGCTTCGCCGCCCTTGATACCGGCGTTAGCCATGACCATCAGGACCGCCGTGGCGTCTTCCATGCTGATGCCCATGGACGCGCAGGTCGCGGCCACGTTCTTATAGGCCTCGCCCAGCTGGTCCACATCCGTGTTGGAGTGCGCCATGGCGTAGGCCATAACGTCGACCATCCGGCCGCTGTCCGATGCGGTCAGCCCGAACGCGGTCAGGTTATCGGTGACGATGTCGCTGGCCCGCGCGAGGTCCATCTGCCCCGCTGCCGCCAGGTTGACGACACCGTCGACACCTTCCAGCATCGAGTTGACATCCCACCCGGCCAGGGCCATGTAGCCGAAAGCGTCGCCGACCTCGGTCGCCGAGAACTGGGTAGACGCGCCCAGCTCCTGCGCTTTGACCGAGATCTGGTCCATCTCGGACGCAGATGCTCCGGAGAGCGCCCGCACCTTGGACATGGACGCCTCAAAATCTGATCCGACCTTGACCACGTACTTGGCGGCCTCGATGGCCTTGCGGCCCAGCTCCTGCAGCGCCTTGGTCGCCAGGCCGACGGCGGCTACCTTAAACGCGGTCTTCCAGCCGGCGTCCATCTTGTCGACCTTGTCACCGGCATCCTCCGCCTGGTCGCCGGTCTCCTTGATCTCGTCGCCCATCCCGTCGATGGACTTGGCGCATCCATCTGCGGACGAGGCGGCCTCATCCATGTACGCCTCGTTTTTGGCCAGCTCTTTATTGCACTCATTGAGCTCCCGGTTGGCCGAGTCGACCTCCGAGCCCCATTTAGCGACGCGGGACGCCGCGGCGGAGGTGTTGGAGGCCTGCTTGGTCACTGCCTCCTGCAGGCGCTCGACCTCCTCTGTCTGCTCCTTGTAGGCGTCGGAACTGGTGTCCCCGGCCTCTTCCATCTTCTGCTGGGCTTTCCGGGCCGCGTCCAGCTTGGTGCGCAGCTCCTCGAGCCGGTCCGCCTGTTTGCGGTATGTCTCGTTGGCCTGATCCAGGCCGGTCCGGGCAGCGGCCACCCGGGCTTTGAGGCTGTCCTGCTGCCGGGACAGGGCCTCATGTTTGGCGGTCAGGGCCTCCAAAGTGTTGGCCTGGCCGCTGAACGCCTCGCCGACCGCTTTGACCTCGCTCTTCAGCGAGGACGCGGCCTGTTTGGCGCTGGTCAGCGCGCTTTTAAACTCTTTTTCGCCGTCGAGCGCGAGGACCAAACCGATTTTGCTGGGCATGCCTATCAACCTCCAAAATTAATCTGTATGCGGAAAAAGGGCGCCCCGGAGGGCGCCCTGTGCAGTCAATATTAACCCGCGAACATCTCGACGCTGTCGATGTCCGTCTCTTTTTTCTTGCCGTTAGCGATGAGGTGCTCGTCGATGAGCAGGTAGATCTTGCGGAGGGTCATCTCCCAGACATCCGCCTCACTCAGGCGCAGGACGCTCGTACAGGTGTACAGGAGCCGCGCCACGTTGACCGCGGAGCTGCTCTCTGTCTTCGCGTCCTCATCGTCTTCGTCATCATCGTCGTCCTCGTCGTCCGCCTCAGGCGCGTCCTCCGTAAAGAGGGCCGCGACCTGCAGGGCCACCCCGGTGAGCGTCTCCGGCTTGAGCTGCCGGATCACCCCCAGCGCCGTGGCCCCGGGCTCCCCGTTTGCGCGGAGCAGCGCGGCCAGGACGCCGGCGAGGATCTCGAGGCCCTTTTCCGTCACCTTGCCCTCAGCGACCGCAAATATGGCGCGGATCGCGTCGAAGATCGGCAGGTTGAGGGACGACTGTACCTCATCGACCGCGGCCAGGGAAAAGAGCAGCTCGTGCTGCTCCCCTCCCAGCAGCAGCGCCCTGCGCTGCGGCCGCAGATCACTCATCAGCTGATGCTGGCCTTAGTGTCGAGCCATGCCTTAGCAGCAGCCTCGGTGGCGAAGAGCGCCTCTTCCTTGATCACGCCGTTGTCATCCGGGTACGCGGTGCCCTCGATGGTCCTGGTCTGGAAAGTCACGGTATCGGCCTTGGTCGCGCCGTTGGTGGTCGGTTCCGCGAACTGTGCCTTGTGCAGCCAGATCGCATCAAAGGACAGGATGCCGTTCTTTTTGCGCCTGCGGTAGAAGCCGAGGCCGCCGAACGGTGCGATGTCATCGATGGATACGGAAACGCTTTCCGGGGTCGCCGGGTCGTTGCCGCTCGCTTCTGTGGCAGCGGTGTAGGTGTGGCCGAGCAGGTCGGCGTACACTTTGAGGGAGATGTCGTCAGCCTCGAGGCTCAGACCCTCGTTGACGATCGATTTGTCGGTTTCAGCAATGCCGTCGTCAGCGCACAGCGTGACGTCGGAGTTGCTCGGCGTGCCGGTGTAGTTGATGGCCTTGCCGATCACAAAACCGGCTTCAGCGCCATCCGGAAGAAAAACAGGGTATTTAAGACCAATATAAGCCATTGTTTACCTCCTGTAGCTTTTGCAGGTCAGCGGCGCCCCTCATGCGGGGCGTCGGTGTGTCATTGGTTACTCGTCATCATCTGCGAGGTCAAAATCATTTTCGACCTCGAAAGTGAAAACAACATGCCGGATCTGGCCATCCTGCACGGACGCGTCCGTGATCTCAGGATAGGTCGCACCGGCGTCAAGCAGCGCCCGGCGCACCCGGCGCTGCATGTCGAGGTAGTCCTCGTCGAGCGGGCAAAAATAATGCAGCTGGTACTCCCCGACCAGCTCGACCGGGCCGTCATCGCCTGAGACGACGGGGCGGTCGAGTACCGGGTTAAAGGTGAAATACCGTTCCCCGGCCTCCGCATAGAAGTCCGGGAGCACCGGCAGCCCCGTGAACGACAGCGCCTCGATGAGGATCTCATTGATCGTCTTTGCCATCATTCACCTCCTGCACTCTTGACGAACTCGTCGAAGGTCTCCTCCATGATCCGCTCGCACTCCGCCTTGACAGCGGCAGCGGCCGCGGATCGGAAGGGGCTCGGCGCCTGGTGTACCCCGTGCGGGGTGCGCACGCCGTACTCCAGCCAGCGTGCCCGCTCAGAATAGGCGTGTCCGTCACGGCCGCCCACAGGGCGGACCGCTGAGAACACGCCAAATTCATTCTGTTTGGCCGGTGTAGCTTTGAAAGATCCGGCCAGCCCGCCGGTGGCGTAGCCGCGGCTTGCCGCTGCCGCCACGTGCGAGCGCACGGACGCCTCGAGGATCGGCGCCGCCGCGTCGACCGCTTTCTTGGCCGCCTCGACGTTTCCGCTGATCAGCACATCAAACATGTGATCCAGCTCCGTAAAGCCGACCTCTCTCGCTCTCGCCATCACTCAGCCCTCTCTGATGTCTTGGTCCAGATCTCCATGTACTCGTGCGTGTCCCCGTAGGGGTTAGCATAAACGATGCCGTAATCCTTACCTTTGTAGCGCACATACATGTCAGTGCTGATCTCCGCCGGCGAGTATCGCACCAGGAATCGCTGACGCGCCTCCGCGAACTCGCTGTTAGCCTTGACCAGCTCCTGCCCGCTCGTCCAGGAGACGCGCGCCCAGCAGCTGCGGACGACCGTCACCTGTTTCTCGGTGGCAAATCCCCGGGCATCCCGCCCGGCAGGTTTGATCCTGACGATCTGGATCCTGTGC